TTGGATGGATCAAAGTTATCAATGTACTGTAAGCAATTTTCTATTCCATCACAAATCATGTCCTCTCGGAACATGTAGTTGACAAAGTTTGGTTTGTATGATAAATGTGTAGCAATCTTTAAAAAACATGACCCAATATAATTTGTGACACGAGGCCGTGGATCACCTACCTCCTTTGCTTTAAGGACTTTACAACGATACTCTGTGATCGCAGCGAGGAACTCCTTGTTATTAACGTAGTACTCGGTTTTTTTTCTTGCCATTACTTTTGCCACAGTGTCTTGATATCACTGAATATAGTGTAGCACGCAGAATGCATTTTGTAAAGGGGGCTTGACAGATGCTCAGAAACTTAGTAGACTAACTCTGTTAAGGGTTCAAGGGATATTAGAGCCTTAGCTCTTTTTGAATATATCTTCTAGAGATTTTTTCTTATCTTGTATGGAACCAAGGTAACCTGATTTACGCGGAAGTTTTTTTCCTCCGTGAGTCAGGTTCTTTCCATTTTCTATTCTTCCTAATGTTTGTTGATAGAAGAGTAGGATGGGAGGATCCAATTCACTCATTGTAAGAATGTGATTTCTGTTCACAATAAACATTTCCTCAAACGTCGCCGACAGCCATTCCTTTAATGAGAATCCAGCAACTTCAACATTTCCTTTACGTTGTCTGGCCATCTCTACTATTAGAGGTCTATTCAATATGACTTTATCCTCATCGGGAAGATAGCACACTTGTGCTAAGATCTCTTCTCCTGAGATTAGTTTAACTGTAGCGAAGAATTCTTCTTCTGCTTTTTTTAGTTCTTGCTCTGTCATATTCAGGTTGCTCTAAGATTTACTTTAATAACCTCATACTTAAAGTTCTCATCGTTATAGATATTAACTCTTTCGTTAAGGTGTTTCAGAGTGTAGTTTTGGCCACCAATATCATCAGCGATATCGTATAGTGTTGCTAGATCTTTCCCTTCACCTCTTCTAAGGACACGCCCAATGGATTGGAGGTTTCTAATTCTTGATTTACTGGGGCTTGCGAACACGATATTGTGAAGACGCTTAATATTGATACCAGTACTAAAAGTCCCAAAGGACGCGATAATGATTGCATTGTTCTCCTGTTCTGTAAGTTGACGTACTTCTTCACGATCTTCCACTTCAGTGCCACCGTGAACGAAAAAGATCTTACGATCCTTATCTATAGAATTATTTATGATTTCAAATAATGGTTCTCCATGCTTCTCGATATAATTAAAGAGCACAAGAGTATTGCCATCTAGATCTCGAACGAGATTTTTAATCAAATTATTTCTTCCTCGATGGCCTACTATGTAATCTATCTCATCTTGATATGTCTCGAAATGCTGAGGAGCATGTTGACAAAATAGTATTTTAATTCTAAACTTACTAAGATAGCCTGACTTAATAAGATCATCTGTCTTGGTTACTCTATCACATGATCCAAATAGACCTTCTAGTACCCACTTGTGAGTCTTACTACCATCTAGTGTACCAGTAAAACCAAATCTATATTTAGCATTATGCAACTTAGTCATGATGCCAGTCAATGATTTACTCTTGAATAGATGTGCTTCATCACCTATGACACAATCTATATCATCAAAATATCTCTTGGGGAATTTATAAATGGATTGCCAAGTTGATATAATAATATTTTTATCTGTATTCTTATCCTTACCACCATATATCTTATGAATAAAGTCCTCAGCATTCCATCCGTAGTCAACGAAGTCGTTGACCATTTGCTCAACAAGGGAAGTAGTTGGGACGATTATAAGTATCTTCTTGGAGGTGGCAGCATAGTATCTGACGAGGGAGTAGATCATAAGAGACTTCCCAGATCCCGTAGGAGATAATAACAACTTACGATTATTCTTTAAAGCCTCGTAGACTGCTTTGTATTGGTAGTCACGAGGTTTTATATTGCAAATTTTATCCATGAAATGTTTAACACCAGGTGGTGTAACAAAATCATTATCCTCAACTATATCACCATACCACTCATCAGGTGCATGATAGATTTTATACTCACGTTCATCAGCCCATGTCTGGAGATGATCTATCAATCCACAATACAATGCACCAGTACCAGGAGAATACAAACGTATAGTACCATCCCAATGTCTGTATCTAGGATTCTTTTTTAAATACTTTGCTTCAGGAACTTCAAATGTAAAGTAGTCTGCTAGTTCCCTATGGACATGTTCTTCCTCAGAATGAACTGTAACATATACTTCATTCTTTTTCTTTACAAAGAGGTTTGTCATTATTGTCCATTAATAAATTTCTCCCACTCAATAGCACTCTTGACTTGGAAACCTCTGTTTGAAATTTGACGCATGACTTGATCGAGCCAATAAAGCATTTGATCTAAGTACTTAATCTTCGCTTCTAGATTGATGATTTCATCATCAGAGTCTAGATAAACTCTCATCTTTTCAGATGTCTTGATACTATTGCCGAATGGTTTCTCGGCATATATCCTTGCGTCAGCCTCTCCTCCATAATACTCACGCTTCTCCTTCACAAGTTTGCGAACTTCAAATTCTAACGAGGTTTTAATCTGAGATATATCGGTATAGTGGTTTAAGTATTTATTATGGCAGAAAGGTATGTCCAGAGCAACCTGAGCTAGGTCAGCACTGTATTGTTTGTTCTTAAACTGAAAGTCTACATGACTATCTTCTGTCCATTCTTCTCTCAGTTTTTCAAATTTATTACGAAGGGATTCAAAGTTCATACTAATTCTAATTTCCCAAATGATTTTGAATTTAATCTTTTCTTGATTAGTTTACCATAGTCTTCATGTAGTTCACAACCAATATAATTTCTACCAAGAGTCTTGGCCACTATAGCAGTTGTTCCAGATCCCATGAAAGGATCTAACACTACATCACCTTTCTCACTACCAGCAAGAATACATGGCTCAATGAGTTCTTCAGGGAACACAGCAAAATGTGCTCCCTTATATGGTTTAGTTACTACCTTCCATACAGATCTCTTATTTCTTTTATCATAGACCATCTTACGTGGCCTAGTTAAACCAGAGAATTGATTATTAGTATCCTTGGTGTTATTCATATTGATTGGTGTATTACCACCCCATCTTTCACCTACTGCTTGCTCTTTGATTGCTTCGTGATCATAGTAATACTTTCTATTCTTACTCAACAGGAAGATATATTCATGTGCCTTAGTACATCTATCCTTAACACTCTCAGGCATAGGATTAGGCTTGTGCCATATTATATCTTGTCTTAGATACCACCCATCTGCTCTTAATGCAAATGCAAGCATCCAAGGAATACCAATTAAATCTTTTTCTTTGAGTCCGTCAAGTTTGTTTCCTCTGCGAGGACACACATCTGGTAGGTCTTGTCTAGTATTTGAGACTGTCTGTTTTGCCAGTCTTTGTCCCCTTCCAGGTCTGTAATTATAGTAACTATCGCCAATATTAACCCAACAAGTTCCATCATCTGTGAGCACATTACGCACCTCCCTGAATACCTTTACTAAGTTATCTATGTATTCTTCAGGTGATTGTTCTTGTCCGATTTGATTCTCTTCATTACCATAGTTCCTAAGACCATAATAAGGCGGTGATGTTACACACATCCTCGCCTTACCTGTAAATTCTTTTAATGTCTCACGGCAATCGCCAAATAATATAGTGTCTTGGATCATGTAAGTTGATGAAGATTCTTATCACGTATAAAGAATTGTTGATGTTTGAATGTTACTTCAGCAGTCATGTATTCTATATCAGTCATTCTAGCATCAAATTGCATATTGGTCAATGAGATAGGAAATATGTTTCTAAACTCTACTATAAATGCTGGCTGGTACTGAGAAGTTACTATTTGTAATTGTGCATTACTATACTCTTCTTCCTTTGGAGTATCTGCATCATCATCTGCTCTACCATTTTGACGCATCCATTTATGAATGGAATAGTAATTCTTCATGTCCTCATCAATAATGAATGATACATTGAAATCACCAAAGGTTACACCACCACCAGGTATGATAGGAAGATTCCTAAACCTAGTAGGAACTTCAGTTACAGGCATACTTATATCAGGAATGTTTGCGGCCTGACAAAAGAAATCAACACCAGCAAATTTATCCACCTTAAGAAGATAACCAATAGGATTCAAAAAATTCCTATTAGTCGGTTGTTCTTTATACCATTCTGCTCCACCTACAGGCATGTCAACTTCCCAAGCTACTTAGTATTTATTACACCAACAGGTTTCTCTAGTTCAACTCTCAACTTATCTATCCTTCTTTGTAATTTTTCGTACTGTCTTACACTACATGCTGCTGCCTTATCCGCATTATTTTTTATGACAGCATAAGTTCCTATAGAAACTGATGCAGCAACTAAAGTTGATATTCCTATTACTATTATTAAATTACTATCCATCATCGTTGTGCTAATACTGGTGCTCCTCCATCATCATCATCCTCATCTTCGTCATCATCCAATTCATCTCGTAGTGATTGAATACGATCTTGTAAAGATTGATTTAATGGATCTCCTAGATTATGTAACTCAGGTGAGTCAAGTTTAAATCTAGGATCTATTGCGTTTGGTACTCTTGGATCTGGAATAGAATTAAAATTCACAACCAAAAGTTCCTCACCATCTTTTATTCCTTCCAATTCTGGATGCGGAGTAAACTTAGGTTCTTCTTTTGGTTTATCTTCCATTACTCTCCAACCATTCGACATTAGCCTGATTGCAAATATTAAAGCACCAAACCAAGTGATGACAAATATTGCATCTGCTATACTATGTATCATCTACCTGGTATATATCTCTGTGCTTGCTGAACTAAAGGAAGTATTTCTGTCTCTACCTTATCAGCAACTTTATCAATTATACTTATATCTATATCCATAAAAGGTGGTATGATTCCTAACAATCTTAATGTTCCATCAAGAAACAATGCAAGACAAGTAAACCCAAGAATCATACTGATAATAGTTGCTTTAAAATTATGCTCTGCCATTGATTTTTCATCAATTGCTCTGGCCTCAGCAAGAGCATCAGCAACCATCTGATCTACTTCTTCTTTAGTATAACATAAACTTTTAATTGCTTCTTCAGTCATCGTCCTCCCTATGAATGATATTCGTCGAGTACCTCCAATACATTTATTAGGACTCGTTTGGCCGCATTACGTTGCTCCCAGTTCCACTCAGGATACCAACTCTTGTTATGTACTCCATCAATCATCTTATTGACTCTAGAGGTCATGTGGACTTTATCTATACGGCCATTCATAATGTATGTTAGCATGTACCTCTATTTAATGTCAAGACAAAAAAAGGAGGGTCTTACGACCCTCCTTAGTGTTTAAACTATAACCTAATGGATCACATAAGGTTCGCAACGCGAACACGTCTGTAATACTGGTTCTTGTTGTGGGTCAATGCTTCTGCATCTGGTGTTCCTGTTCCTGTTCCGTCCTGAGTAACGAATGGGTTTGCGACCATGCCGTAGCGAGTCTTAAATCCAATCTTAGGTTGGAATGTGGATGGATCC